CCAATAGACTTGACCACTCATAATTATTAATTTTTTTCATAAAATTACTTCTTTCTGTGACCATGAGAATATCTTTATAGGACTTTATAGGATAATGCAAGCGTTAAATTAATCTAAATTAGATAATTCCTCAAAAGCTAGTTCTCTTGATAATTGCTCACTATAGCCTAAATCTAAATATTTTTCGTACAGATTTTCCAATAAATTATCGTTTTCAATATTACTCATTTTCATATCTCCATTTTTTATTGCTGTTTTAATTACAAGTTCACACATCAAGCACAAACCCCGAATAATCTTTTTTGGCTTTACCTTTAGCCATTAGTCCTGCGATAATATTGTGACCGTCTAGAAATCTAAGGTCATTTTGATCTGCATTAATAACTTTGTAACCGTTAAATTTTTTAGGCAAATCTTTTCTAAATACTGCTGATATATTGCCACCTTTTTTTAGAATATTAAAAGCTTGTTTTTTGTTATCCTCATTTAAACTATATGTAAGATGATAATTTTTAGGAAGTTGACCATTAACAAATTTTAAGGCTCTCTTATAAATCTTAGTATAATCATACCATTGAATACTTTTATACTCTTCAATTAAACCTGTATTTTCCCATGATATATCCGAAGTGCCATTTAATCTAATACAAGGAGTTAGTTTTTTTGCTTTAGCTTTTACAATAAATGCGTTTATTTCTTTTCTTAATTGATCTAAAAAACTTTCTCTTTCTTGTATATACCACCTCGTTTTATTAATACGACCTTGTTTAACACTATTAAAAGCACCATGACCAGCCGTAAACAAACACGCCTTTTTGCAACCGTTGGAGGCTTGCGGACAAACATTAAAACCAGATTGTGTTGAAGGGGCAAGATATAATATCGCGGTCATAAAACCGTATTTTTGCCCTTTTACAGTTTTTGCATTGTTATCAATATTAAGTAGTTTTTTTGATTTTACGAATTCTAACATTTTTACTCTTCTTTCTTTTTTTCATTTTGCCTGTAATTCCTTGACCGTCGCTATATACATCTTGCGTATAATAATAATCGGGGCTTTTAGTATTTTTGCCAAATGGATAATCACTTATCATAAATATCCTATTAACATGGGAGTAAATAAAAAGCAAATATTAATTAGTAAAACTATTATACAGAATTTTATCACGGTCATTTGTTTACAACCTCGCTTATATCCTCAACTCTATCTCTAATACCTCTTAGACTATCGTTGATTTCTTGACGGTCAGAATATCTAGGATAAACATTATCCTCTAAATAATTATTTAATATTCTGATTGCGTGGGTTAAATGTAAATCTAAAATATCGACGGTCATATCTTTAGACTTTGAATAGTGTTTACTATCAAATTCTAAAACGTCGTAAGGGATAGCTCTCTTTTCAACTATCTGCTGTAGGTGTAATAAATCTTTTAGTATCATTTTTATCCTTTCTGTTATTTATCCCATTATCATGGGAAAAGAATTTAGTCAAGTCTTTTTTTACTTCCTCAAAACTAAACTTTTTAACTTTGATATTATTATCACGGTCACGATATACTCTAGTTATACTCATTATATTTTTTCTTCATTAAATAATCTATTAGCAATCATATGACCTCTTTCAGTTAATTGAATTTTTTTATGTTTACCATGTTTTTCTCTTCTTATCCAACCTTTGCCACTTCTAAAAGAATTTTCATAATCATAGCCATTTGCCAAAAACATTGAATTTCTTGAAATAAGTTGTCTAGTAAAATTATATTTTTTTCGTATATCTGAAAGAGTAATAATTTTATTACTTTTTTTATTTACCCATGTTTCATATAAAATACATAATTGTATAATTGGAATGCACCTATTTTTTTGTTCTGTTTCAACAGAAGAAAAGTTTTTTAAATAATTTTCTATCATTTTAAAATCCCTTTCTATATTTTCTTATTCTTGCGTATGGAGAATCTAACGGTGGTGTATATCCGTTCATAACTTTCTCACGGTAAAATTGTCCTATCACAGAATTTTTTGATCTATGCAACATTTTCCCCACGGTTGAATAAGAATGTTTTTTTAATAATTGTCTTGCTAATTCCATTTCATTTTCTGTCCATGATTTTCTTTTCATTTTATTTTCTCCTCATAAAAATTAACATGATAGTTTAAATTTTCGTCACGATCATAATTTACATCTATTTGAAAATTATGCTCTCTTGTAATATCATTTATAACTTCCATAACACTCTCAACTATATCTTGAGGTGTTGAATATTCGTCCCATTTAACCCAATGTTTGCTCATTCTATCCCTTTCTCTTGCGACATTATGTCACGTTGACAGTAATTTAGTACAGGACTTATCCGAATAACTCCGTCGCCTGTACTGTGTTATTGATCTCCCTTTTTTAAGCACTTATCGGAACGCTAGTCGGTGGCGGTTTTATCCACTTTCACAATAACAGTTATCCCATTAAATAATATAAATTGACATGTCAATAACAAAATGATAAAAAATAAAAAAGAAAGGAAAGTATAAAATGTTTACTAATAAAGATAGGATAAACAAAGTAAAAAGACTTTTAGGTTTAACTACTAATGAAGATGAAGCACTAGATGATGAAAATAATTATTATAGGGTTGCTGATGTATTATGTGATTTAAAACATTATTGCGATAAATTTAAAATAGATTTTAATCAAGAAGTTAAAATGTCTGAAATTTATTATGATGATGAAGTAGAAATAATAAAAAACCAGAAAGGAAAACTATGAATATAAACACGCTTACGATAAAGCAACAAATGAATAGAGTAGAAGAATTAGACTTATACAAAGAATATCGTCACGCTTACGATAAAGCAACTGAACTAGAATTTTTTGATAAGCAACAAGAAGCAGATTATTATTATGAATATGCACAACAATTAAAAAAGAAAATTGACAATGGAGAAACCATTCTTTACAAAGTTAATTTTTAGAAAGGAAGAAAATGAAAGATAAAACATCATTAGATATATTTGAGGATTTATTAAGTGCTTTAGCTTGTTGGAAAAAAGTATCTGATAAAGATTATCAAGCATTAGAAAGCATTTATTATAAATTATTGGGAAAGAAACAAAGAACAGCTTTTCCAAAACCAACAGAGGAGATAAAATGACACTAGAAGATTTATATTGGTGGAGAGTTGAGAGATTATGGACTATGTATAACAGCATTACAAACGATGAAGTTTATAAAGCTATGTGGGAAAGAAAATTAAAAGAATTATTATTACGGGGGTTTCGTGGAGAATAAAGATAACTTTGAATTACCAGAATATTACAATACAAAAAAACCAAAATCAGAAGAAAATTTAGTTAAGAGAAAATGTTTTGCCTGTAGTAAAGAAAAAGCTATGGGTAAGTTTGAAAGATATTGTAGTGATGATTGTAGGTCAAGGGCTACAAGATATTATCAAACACCTAACAGTATAAGTTGGTAGTATGGTTTATTTATTAATATTAGTATTTTTAGTAAGTTTTTACTATTTGATAATAACCTATAATAAATTAGAATATTTTTTAGAAAAATATAAAAAAGTAATTATTCCTCTGTTTCTTGTGGGGTTATGTCTTCTATTTCTTTAATCTCAACACCGATAGCTTCACCGTTGATAACATTATGATCTCTAATCTCTTTGAGTTTAGCTTCAAGTTCTGGTCTAGTCATGTTATCAAGTGAGGCTGTCACAACCTCTTTTCTATCAACATAAAATCCCGCAAGTTGACCGCGACGATATTCAGCATTTATCGCAGGTCCCATTTGTCCGTTAGTTACAGCGATATCTCTCAACCGTGACAATTCTCTGGAGTGTTTTACAAAATCTAACTTACTAGCTTCCGCATATTCACGCTGTAGATTTTCTATAGCTTCTACAACTTTAGGGAAATACTTAGGATTTCTTAGATTACAAGCCTGTGTGACAGCAGATTTCTCTGAATAACCCGCCTGTCTTGCACATTCTGTCTGTGTAAGTCTTCCGTTTTCTTTAACAAATATTTCTACAAAGGCTCTTTGTTTAGGTGTTAGCTCACCATTTCTAGTCTTAGGCATTTTTTCATTTTAATACACTTTATCATTCCTGTATAGTATTATTTCATTACTATTTATAATATAATATATTAAATTGCATTCAAAAAAGGCATATAGTGAGAGTTACGTTTGGTTACGTATAGGTTACGTGGTCAAAGTAACGATATTATTGTTATATTTCAATGAATTATTGCTATGGTTACGTGGTTACGTCATATTTGTAAAAATAAAAATTATTTTTTTTTATTTTAAAATAAAATTACTATACAGAGTGAAAGTTATCCACAACTTTCGACATTTTATATCATTTAACGCTTTATTATCCCATTAATTAGTATAGAGTTATAATTAAATGAGGATGGTGCAACATTCTCGGAGTATGGCTGAACAACTGTAACAAGGTAGTAAGGCACAGTTCTCACAAGGTATGGTCGCATGACTGAGGGTGTGAGGGTTGGTTCCAAAGTAGTAGTTAAGCTAGGACAGTTTGACTTGTCGCGAAACGGATGGGGGTAGTCAAAGAATCCCCCTACTCACTAAGAAAGAAAGGACTACTATGAAACAATATACATTTGCAGTTCCGTGTTCCTTGGAATACGAAGTATTTGCCGAAACAGAAGAAGAAGCAAG